ATCATCTTTGTTTTCTCTGACATATCAACGTAAAGTATTTCTTCCTCAATTTCAGTAGAGAATCCTGCCTGCTGCTGTGTAAATGTAATGACATAAGGAAAGATTGCAGCCATTATTTTAAGCTCATCACCTTTTGAGTAGTCGTTAACCATAAACCCATTTATCTTGCGCTGAAACTTAAATACATAGTCGTCAGCCCATCGGTAGAAGTTAACGTAGTGTCTGAACGGACTGTAGTTAGATACCCAAAACTGATGGTATATTTGAGTGAATGATTCTGGTGACATTGTTCCTGACAAGAAAATCATTGGCTTATTAGCGAACATCTGTCTGAAAGTCTTAGTTGCTAGTCCTGGTTTTGGAAATGCTCCAAATCTATGATGCTCGTCATGTATAACTAAGTCATAATTAGTATCCTCTAACTTATGCATTGACTCATCATTTGTTACAACTAAATCAAGCTCATAACCAAAGTTATTGTAGTCAAATCGTATGCTGTTTACGGCCTTCTTTTTAGTCAAGAATAGAACTCGTTTTGCTCCATATAGTTTTGCTGTTTCTAAGGCTGTCAAAGTTTTTCCAGTTCTTACTTCCATAGAAATGTAAACAATTTTGTTTACTTTTAATATGTCAACCGCCTTGTTCGCTATATTGATTTGATAATCCCTTAGTTCCATCCTCTATCATTTTATTTATGCATTCATTTAATTCATTGATTGTATCAGCATGTAACTCTTTGTCATAGTTAAGCCAATTAAACTGCCGTCTCAGTTCTCTGAGGCTGTATTCAGGAACGAACGACACAGCCTCAATTTTACCAGTTAGATAGTCATGCACTTCTTCATAGTCTGCAATCATCTTAGATAGTTCAGCCTTTCTTCTTGTGCCATGCTTAGCATATTTATAGATTTGTTCAGTAAAATCTAATTTCTTTTTAATTACAGATTCACAGAATTTCATAACCTTAAGTTTAATTGTTCATCTTCTTTAACTACAAATTCAATATTCTTACCAAGAGCATTTCGTGTGGCAGCTGGTTTCTTACCAAATGCAAACTCACCATAGCTATCAATCCATCGGTAGAACTTATTCTGTGATATCTTGAACCTACCATATGTTGCATAGTCAGGATACTCTTGGGTAAATGAATTAAATAAATCTTGACCAAGAGACTTAACAGTTGCTTTTGTATACACATTATCATTTGATACAGCCCATTCCCAAAAGTCAGAACTTGTCTCAGCAATAAATTTACGAGTTTTTAAGTTTTTGAATTCGCTACGTACTAGTCCTTTATTAAGATAGGATTGTAGATTACTTATCATGTAGTTGTCAAATTTATTCCACTCGTATTCATCCCATCCACTGAATAACATATGACCAAATTCAGTCTCAGGTGTAAATGACTTGTTATAGTATTGCTTTAACTCTAAGTCCCACTTACGTCTGTCAAATGAATTACCAGCTCCTCTGATCGCATAGTTTGTTGTTATGACAATCTTTGGCGATCTTTCAAATGGTATGCGTATCTCATCCTTGTTTTTCTTCTCAAGATCTATACCTTCTGTAATGACAGAGAATAGTCTCTCAAAATCAAAGTGCTTATTAACATCATCATATACAAGTACTTGCGTATCAATCTGAACTCTTTGATAAGGGAATGATTTCTGAGGGCTAAATCCCTTTCCATCAATTATAACCATCTTCTTCATGTGGCCGACTGACTTAACAAAGATACCTTTTCCAGTACCACCCTCAGGATTGTCACTGATAATCTCATCATTAAGGATTACAGCAGGACTGAAGCTCTCTGGCTTGTAGCTGTGCATCAAGTAACCAAGTGTTGACTCAACTGATTTGATTCGCTCTTTGTCATCACCTGAAATGTTTGTTATAAACTTTCTAAATTCACAATCATCAAATACTGACTCAGTAAAGTTACGTTTTATCTTTTGTTCTTCCCACACAAGACCTTTCAAATCTTTATACTCTATTCTCTCAACTCCACGTCTAGTTACCTTGATAGCGCAGTTATTATAATACAAATAAGCATTCTCAGAGTCGTCCATCATAAACTTAGCATCGATTTTTGGCAAGAAGTTTAAGAAGTTCTCAGTGAAGAACTTAGTATTTATAGCAAAATAATTATATACAGACATATCATTTATACTATCGAGATATTTAAGTATATATTCCTTAATTAAATCTTCACTAGAATCTCTTATAACATTGTCTTGTATACGAATAAATACAAAGTTCTTTGATCCCTCAGGATAGTACTTATAGAACCCTTCATTAGTTAAAAAGTTTCTAAATAAATGAGGCACTATATCAATCTTGCCCTTGCTTGATTTTGTCCAAAAGTTGTTTGGGTTCTCTTCACTACTAATCTGCTCAATGACATCAGCAGGCACATCGTTATACACCTCAGCTACTTTATCTAAAGGCATACCTACCTTTATGTCGTTCTTTATAGCGACAGTCTTGTCGATGTCCTCGTAGAACTTAGTGTTATGTATTGCTGTGTTTCTGTACGCGCTCTCAATTAATGTTGGTATCTCTCTAGCCATCTCACCATTAACATCATATGAGTCAATTATACTTCTAGCAGTATTTATGTCAACACCAAACTCATTGAACGCACAAGCAAGTATGTATAAGTTATTGTTACGTTGCCCTGGTATCATACCGTAGTTCTTCTGCCACCAAAGAGACAAACGTCTTGTTATCTCATTAGTATCATCAACACGAATCATTGGCTTAACAGCAGGCTTATATGTATCAGAGTTGTCCATGTCAGACCATATTAATGATATCTCATTAACATATATCTCTGGATCATATGACTCATAACATACACGACTTATATTCTTGCATGTCACATCAAACTCATCACAATTATAGTACTTCTTCAATGCGTTGAAATACTTCTTATGGTTCATTGGGTCTTTTGGTATTCTAACCAAAGCTTTCAATCCATCGCCAGATGGTGACGTAAAAACACAGTAAGAGTAATTGTCATTTATCAATTCCTCTCTCTTAGCAAACAAATGTTGCTCGTCTCTGAATCCATCAAAATCAACACATATAATACCGCTGTGATCAAGTATTGCATTGTCAGCACGTTTTGAGAATGTGCCTGAGAAACAAATAGCAGGAAGCCTCTTCTTCTTCTCATTTCGCTTGTCCTTCTCTGTCTCGTTTCTTACAGCCTCAACTAAGTCTTTTGACTTGCCGTTCTTTATTCTCTCTATTGCTATTCCAACATCAACGTGATATGGTGTTGACGTATCATTGATTGTCTTGAAATAAGTTATCATATTCTTCGGTGTCTTTTAAGTATTTGAAATCTTTTTGTTCTGTATAAGTATTATGCATTTTTACACCATGCAACACAGTAGCATGATCCCTACCGAAATAATCACCAACCTGTTGAAGTGATAAACCACGTTCCCTCATCTTGTGAAACAAATAATATCGTCTATGACATTTCACTTGGCTACGAGATGGAACATTTAATTGATCATCATTAATCAACTTAATTATCTTTTCTAAAAATTCACTTACATTGCCAATCTTTAAAATTGAACCACAATAATCACATCTTTCCATCTTCTCTAAATTTTATTTCTTTTCTAATTAAATCCAAATGCCAATCTGCACCACCATAATCAAGTACTGCTTGCAAGTAATCATCATCCATATCTTGTATCGCGATATACGATAATGGCTGCTTACCATCTTTGCCTCGACTACCTCGTGTAGCGTATTGTCTTACAAGCTGGAAGTCATCATCTGCATATACAGCATGATGAACTATCTTCTTCATATCCATAGCACCATATCTAGCGTAATCAAGTCCTCCATCAACCATCGCATCATTTGGACATCCGCACATATTATAGTCGTGCCTGTGTCTACTTACTATTGTCTTTAAACATTCTGTGCATGTCACTGCATTATATACTAACTGTCTCATATTAAATAATTGTCGTTCCACGTTGATTCTTTTGTTTTGCCATCTATCCACGGCCATGTATCTCTTGCCTTATCTATGTCACCATCACAATAATACTTACACCATAATATCTGCTCATAGTATTGGTCTGAATATTTATCAGTTGGTGATACCCAAAAGATACAAAACTGCCATCTGAAAAAGTATATGTAGAAAGCTGGAGGCCATTCAAATCTTGGTGTGTCATATTTATCTTTCCAACCTAACTCAAGTTTTTTAAACTTGATTGGCCAACCTATCTGTATCCAGTAATTTTTGCCAAATAGTTTTATTGTCCAATCTTTTGATCGTCTGACCATTGGTGCGCTCGCTGGATCTTTTATCTTTCGTATCGTTACTATATTCCTATCAAAGTTTATTGGCATGAAGTAAGGACACCCATGTACTATCTTTCCAAAGTAGTACTTCTTAATTGGTTTCTTGAATTTCATTTCTTATTTAATTTAGTTTGATATTTATTTACTCTTTTAATCCATAAAAGAAATTGTTCTTCTGTATTATTATTTTTTGATATATTACACATTTTACAGCAAGAAACTGAATTAGTAATAGTGTATCCAGAATCATTATCTCTCCTATCAACTCCATTGTATTTAATATTATAATATCTTTTATTAAATGTGTTCGATGGTTTAATTCCACAATAAAAGCAATTAGACTTTAGTAATTTAATAAAGTCAATTGAATCTACATTGAATTCAATATTTCTTTTAATTGCGTTTGCTTTATAGCTTGCGTAAATACTATTGTATCCAGCATTTTTATTAGCTAATTTATATCTTGATTTTCTTGAATTTTCAGCTGATTTTGTTGGTGTTAAACATCCGCAAGATTTCTTTTTATTGCAAGTTAACGCACCAGTATTTGCTTCTGTCATATTTCCACAATCACACTTACATAACCACATTCTTTTAAAAGAATGCCTTACATTAGAACCATAATCTACACTAGGTAACTTTTTTATAACAGTTAACATATTGTATTTAATTCCAATTAAATTATGCATTTTTGCTCCCACCCTGTCTTATATTTTTAATTGCTGCTTCACAGTATAAAACAAAATCCATAGCCTCTTGCTGTGCTTCTATAAGCCAGTTAATCAAACTAAAATCATTTCTATCTAATGTAGTTCCGTATTTTTTAATACCGATATTTGATCTTTGTTTAAACTGATCTATTACACTCTCAACTACACTGTCTACTAACTCAAAGTCACTGTACTGAAAGTACCAGTGTGTGTAATTACCATCGCGGTCCTCACCGATTAACCACGCGCCATATTTATCAGGATTATAAACCTCGACAATCTGTCCTAAATTGAAATAACTATTACCGATAGTTATCCTTACCTTCTGTCCTTTATTTAGCATATTATATTTGATTACAATTTAAAAATGCCGACTAGACATACCTATCGGCATATAGTTTTTCCCAGTATGTTGGGTTAACCACAGAACTATAACTGTCAACCTATGAAATCGAGTAGTCATGGTATGACTCAACTTACCATGACTATATAGGACACGCTTAACCTATTGAGCTGCTAGCATTGCACTCTTCGATGCCGAACATCTGCGTTTTTATTTTAAAACATCTTCCCATTTCTTTTTCATTCCAATTGGGTCTGCAATATATTCTTGTATTTCTTTTATTGCATCATTGGGCGATTCAAATGCTATATGTTTGCATCCAATTCTTATAATACAACCTCTATGTAAAAAATCTATTGATAAAGGATATTGCCTTAGTGTTTCAGGACCTGTCATTCTAATTTCAATAGGTTGAATTTCTTCATTTCTTAACTCATCTTGTTCTGTTTCTTCCATTTTATTTAATTTAAATTGTTACTAAAAAAATGCAACTTTTATTAAAGTCCGAAAGAGTTGCCAACTTTGCCTACCTACGATTAGGAACTAGAGTGTGCGATGGTAAGTAAACTGTCTTTACACATCGCCTTAGTTGAACTACGATCCCTTGTACTTCGGGAGCAATTACCTACGTCTGTTTAAGTCTAACCAACTGCCAAGATATATTGGCATCATAAACCAACCTAACAAAATACACAACACCATTTTAATTATAGTATCAAACAACCTATCGTCCTCTGCATGTGTTACCCCAAATGTAAAAAATGAGGAGAAGAACACATAAAATATCACCCACCACATAACTAGAAAGGTAATTCTTCATCATCACTAGACATGTCAATCGTAGGAACTGATGCTACGTTGCCAACTATTGCCTCAATCTTAAAAGCCTGAAGAGTATTAAAATACTTTGTTTCACCTTTAGGTGATACCCACTCTCTTCCCTTCAGATTGAAACTCACCTCAACCTCCTGTCCTTTACCAAAACTGTCAAGTAAACTAACTTTGTCTTGCGTAAATTCTAACATGATGTCCTGCGGATACTGCGCTTCTGACATGTCAGTCACAACGAACTCACGTTTACTAAACTTCTCTGACACTTGATGTGTCGGTCTAATCACCTTGATTACACCATTCATTTTAAATGTACTCATTTTATTTGATTTAATTGATTACTAAAATACACCGTCAGTCAATATCTCTTGCTGTCTGTGTGTGAAACGCTCGTTGATATATTGTATCAACTCTGTCATTGTCTGGAATACTAACACATAGTCAGTAGTTCCGTTCTTAACGCTATCTCTTACGATATAGCCATTATTTACTTGTTGTATCTCTATCATTTGTTTTTATTTATTACTTGTTTATAATACTCATTGGCATACGCCTCAGCTGCCTTTACTCTTCGCTCAATCTTTAAGATGTCATCGTCAGTTAACTCTACAGGAACAGTGGTAACACATAGTCTCTCGTCTATAAAGTCATCAACATAATGCAAGGACTCACTCTCCCACTCAGGCTTTATCGTCTCAGGTGTGCTCACCAATACATGCGCCACCTCACCATATCTCCAATCATCACCAGTTATCTTACTCAACATATATAAGTACAACTTGACCTGCCACTGATACCCTACGTCATATGCCTTCTCAGGTGTCTTTGGAAACGTCTTTTTGGTCCATGATGACTTGATGTCGATAACCTTTCTTCTCTCACAATCAACAATGTCAGGATGTCCTACAAGTATACCATACTCAATACTATAGTATTTGTCAGTCTCCTTAAGCTTCTTGTACTTAGTGTCGAACACATCATTATACACCTCAATCGAATCAACCTCAACAGCCCAGCCTTTCTCGGTTGTTGGATTAGAGAAATTATTCTCATACCTATAGACCTTCCGATCAACATACTCCTCGATCAACGTCTTTGCTCCTGCCGACAGCTCAACAGGCGAGTCACGCTTGGCTATCAACTCGTCACGCTTCTCAGCCTGCTTCTCCGTCAGTTTTATCTTTGACATTAGTTCATCTAATGTCTCATTCTGCTTTGCCGTCAACCCATCATCACCTAAGAAAACAGGACTGGCTGTCGATGCCCTAAGACTCAGCCTCAGCATCCTGTAGTTGTTTTAGTTGTTCGTCAGTTAACTTATACTGAGACTTTATCTTCTCAACTGTTGTCGACTTTGATCGAACAGCATCAATGGCTACCAATATACTGGACTCAGTAAATACCTTCATCTCATTCTTCTTAGCAGGCAAAGGTCTTGTGCTGAATCGCAATGCCTCAACCATACCTTGAGGACTCTTTACCTTCTCAACTCCCAATACTATCTGCTTACCTACATAGTCAGAAGGATTAAATGAATCAAAGAATACCTCCAACCTCTTGAAGTTTGTTCGGTTTGTTACCATTGGCTTGCTGAATTCCTTGAGCTTTATAAATACCTTCTGCTCCTTACCCATCTCACCAACAAAGGTATCTTGGTATACCTTCTCAATTGTTACAATACGTGGCTCATACTTGCCACCTACTTCTAAATCCCAAGCACCTAAGTACTTGTTGTCGGCCATCATGTTGCGCCAGTGTGTTTGATTACTCATTATATTAAATTAAGGGGTTACAAATTTAGTTAATCTTTGTTGATAATCCAACAATTTCTCACGATTTTTTTCTAATCTTCTCTGAATGCTAGCAGGATCAACGTTACTGTCTACAATTAAATGTTCAAGCCACTCTATCTTCTCTTTCAATACTCCAACATTCATTGTCAAGCAACCTACCATCCAACCTTTCTCCTCGAAAAGTTTTAAATCATCCTCACTCAAATCCTTAAACATCTCTCCTGGCGTCATGGTATTCTTAACCTCTATCCTACCATCCTCATCAAACTTCTCAATCTTGATTCCCATGTCGAGATACCATAAACTAACTTCAGTATGATAGAGTGATATATATGGATTATTCTCTAAGTCTTGCCATGCTTTCATAAGTTCTTAAATATATGTGTTACTACGTCAACTGTCCAACTATTACCTAACGCTTTATAACGTTGGCTGTTCGATATACCTTCCGTCCAGTTGTCAGGAAAGGTCTGCAATCGCTCGCATTCTATTGGTGTTAGCTTTCTGCATATATATCCATCGTACCAACAATAGTCATAGTTAGCAGCTGTAAGGCAGTTACTTTTATCCTCCATCCTTCTTCCTCGTCTTGTCTTTGAATTTATAAAAGTTAAGTCAACTCCTTCGTTTGGATGGACTTCAGTATATCCCTTCTTTGTTGCTTCAGGAATCCTCAACACACCATACGGTACACCTTTATGCATATTGGCTGTTAGGCAGGCTGATTTACCGTCTAAATTATTAGTGTGATACTCCCATCTTGGTTTACCATTTCTCAATCTTGACATATAGTCAATTGCCTCAGGCGTTAAATAATATTTGTCATCAACATCATCCAAAATAATATCCCTTAATAAAATACCACAATCATCAGGCTGAGTGACGTTAG